ATAATACAAGGTCTTCCGCATTACCTACCCCAACGACAACAATTATAATGGATGGTGCGAATACAAATATAACCGCTGGAATGTCTGTAAGCGGAACCCACATAAAAACCGGATCGTATATTGCTTCAGTGACTCAGACAAGTGACCCGGCTACTTTTGAAATATCAGACCCAACATTATCAAACGTTTCCGGTGGAACAACTTTGACGTTTGGGGATAGGGATGTTTATTACGTATTGAAAGGAACTGGCATTACTAATGAGGACGATACCAGTGTTAATCCCACTATACGAGTTATTCGATCTACTGGTGATAAAATGTGTGCATTAGGAGAGAGAGGAACAAGTACGAATGCGGCTGGTGTAGATATTTGGTCTAATAACGCCACTACAGATTACACGGCTACAAACAATGGTTGGAGCAATAGAAAAATAAACCCAACGCTAGCAGGTATAAACGGTGCTAAATATATTTACCACTTTGTAGATGAGGTTTTACGTGTGTGTGATACGGAAACCACCAATACAAGCATTATAAAATGGTTTGGGTATATACAAAGAAATCAATTTAATCACAACTTAGGATTAACCTTTGCAGAATGGCAAGAACACTCAAGCGTGCTAAGATCACCAGAAACAAACAGTGCTAGTCTTACAATAGCATTTGGTCATACAACCCATGCGGCTGACACAGCAGGAGCTTATTTTCTTGAGGCTAGTAATAAATCAAGAGGAGTTGCTAGGAAATTACGAAATGCAAGTGATACTGCTTTGTTATTGGATGGTGCTGTAAATGCAACCTCTAACTCTTTTATTTTTGACGATGGCACTAATGATGTTTTAGATCAAAACTTTGCTGGTGAATTAGTAACCGTTAATACAGACTATGATGTTAGGCCGACAGAGATATTATTTTGTACGAAGCCTGCGGCTGGTTTAGCGGCTAACGTTCAATATGAAAGAGATTATGGCGGTTTAGGATCAGATAGTTATTCAAATAACGAAACACCCATACTAAGAAGAGGTGTAGGCTTTAACATAGGCGTTAGTAACGGTACAGCAGATGGTGATTGGGAAGGATTAACGTATGAATTTTATCAGAGCTTTTTATATGACGGTAATCAAGAATCCGTACCAGTTAGGATGGGGAACGGTGCGGCTACTATAGCGGCATTTACCCATTCTCAAACAGCAGGTAAGTCTATGCGGGTTTCTGTGTATGCTGACCTTTCTTATTCTGGACGAATATCTGGTGGTAGGGTATATATTAGAGAAGCAAATACGGATAATGAATTATCTTTACTTGTAGATATAGATATTGTAAAAGGAGTGCGAACCACTATAGATGGAGACCACGTAGCTTGGGTAGAAAATGCTACGGCCGTTGATAAGGGCTTCTGTGTAATTGCAGATGCCACAGGAAACGCAAGTAAGCCCAACCTAGACACTTACACAACAATTAATGGCTTTGCTCCAGATGTTAAGTATGTATCATTAGGTGGTGCAGGGGAATCTTACCAGTCGTCCGTTGTAGAAAATCGAAGGGCTTTCATAGGAAACGTAAGGGTAATAGGATCGTCTGGAGAACTAGAGACGTTTGGTGATAGGATTATGTACAGCGAGATTAATAAATTTGATACAGTACTACCACATAACTTCATAGACGTTTCTAAGGGTGATTATGGGGTGTATACAGCTTTAGAAGCTTATGCCGATAGATTGATAGCCTTTAAACATAATCTTGTTCACATTATCAACATAGCAAGCCCTAGCCCAGCAGGCTGGTATTTAGAGGAAACAATTAAGTATTCTGGTGTAAATAAAAATTTTAGCGTAACGAAAACAAAATACGGAATAGCATGGATTGCTGAAGATGGATGCTATATATATGACGGTCAAAAAGTAACCAACTTAATTAAAGATAAGGTTTCGGTCAGTAAGTCGTCTTACTTGGAAACAGGTGGAGATAAAACATGGAATGCTTGGTATAGGGGAACAGCTAATGTAAAAGACCCTATGATTGGGTACGACAGTATTAGTAATTCTTTAATAATTATGAGAAGCCCTAACGATTCCTCTGACAATTCAGATGAGGGTTGGATTTACGACTTTGATTCAGATGGGTGGGTGTTTCACGATCTAATCTTTGCGGATAGCAATCTTTATAGTAATTTTTCTACGGATTGGAATAATAATTTAATAGTGGCTACAGGCTCTAGTGTTTCAGATACAACAACTGATTTTAAAAAATTCTTACCTATTAGTCTTGCAAACGCAAGTCAGACATTTACTACAAGGGATTTAGATTTTGGGGAGCCGGGTATTATTAAAAAAATATATAAGGTTATTGTTACTTATAAATCCAGCGGTTCAGTAACAACGCCTTTTAAATACGCTATTGACGGTAAGCAAAACTTTTCCGGTGGAGGTGGTGGTACATTTACAGGTAACTTAGCAGATACTAGTGGGGTATGGGATGTAGTGACTTTAACTCCGTCTTCTACTATATCCTGTCAAAGCATTCAGATACAATTTTCAACATCTACATCTGGAGTGTACGAGTTTAATGATATTAGCATAGAATATAGATACATCAGAAATAAAAATGTGACCTAATGGATAGGGATACGAGAAGAATACAAAACACAAAGCAGGCCTCTGTAGAGTTTCAAGGCAAGCCTTCTTTAAATGGTATGATAGAAGGACAGATCGCTATTGAGAAAAAATCAAATAGTCAGCTAGCAATATACAGAAAAAAGTTTGGACAGTTGTGGAAATCGTATATGTCCAATAATGGCGATCAATATGTAGATAGGACACTAACTACAAATACTTTAAAATATTCACACAAATTCATAGACTATCGTGTGTTTACACACAACTTTAGTGTTGACTTAGGCACGTCTGAAGTTTTTTTACCTTGGTCTAGTTCAACAGATAACACAGCCGCAAGATGTGATGTAGGGTTTTTAACTCCATTTAAAATGCATTGTTCAAAAATACTATTTAAAGTTCCTGTGTTTGAAGACAACACAGATGATATTCTTTTTAAGATAAAGAAAATGGACGATGGAGATGCAACAGTTGATGAGGTTTGCACTTTTCTGTATGATTCTTCAGCTTTAGGTAACACTGTAGATAACACAACTCTTACAGTAAATGAGTCCGACTGGAGCAGTTCACCAACAATAGAATCTAATGATGTTGCAATGATTAGCATAACACCATCAGATACTGGCATTACAACAAGTGCAAAAGAATTTTTTGTTTCTTCTTTATGGCGAGTAGAGGTGGAAATATGATAAAAGTTGTATTAAATTCAAAGGAATTATACCATGATTAAACATCCTCAACAATCAAAAGGCTTTATGCCTACAAAGTCCGGGCCTAATCTTAGTGGCTTTTATATGGATAATTCAAGCAATCTTATGCAAATGTACCAAACTGGTGGACAGACCAGTAGAGGTGCGGCTATGTTGGCTCGCTCTAGACAAAGACGTTCTGATATAAGAAAATTAGAAGATCAACAGAGAGCGGAGGCAAAAAGACAAAAACGTGGTGGATTATTTGGTAGTATTGGTGGTATAGGTGGAGGTTTACTTGGTTCAGCGGCATTAGGTGCTCTTGGCTTAGGAACTGGTGGTGTAGGATTGGCTTTAGCCGCTGGTCTTGGAACCGCTTTAGGTAAAGGTGTTGGGGAAAGAATTGGAGCTGGAAAATCAGTTGATTACGATTCAAGTGGAACTGTATATGGACAGCAGTCTTTTAGAGATATAGATGAATCTAGCGAAGAATTTAATAAGGGTATATTAGGAAGGGCTGGTGTAGCTGGTTTAAAAGCTGGTATAACAGCAGGTCTTACTCCCGGAGGTGGTATATATGGAAAAGCTAGGGGCGTAGGAGGAAAATTAAGAGCGGCTCAATTAGCTAAATCTGTTCCTATTGCGGATACGGGTTTGTTGAATATGGTAGAGCTTAAAACTCCCGGTATAGATATGCGAAGCCCTATCTTTGATCCTTTAACTGGCTCTCGCACAGGAGATGTTATTTCTCAATCAAAACGTGTTTTTGATCCTTCAACTGGTGCTGGTATAGGGGCTTTACCAGATATGCAGTTTACTACAGAAGGTGCTCTTGGTGGTGTTGAGTCAGGTTTGAGTCGAGGACTTTCTCTTGATATCCCATTTAGCGGAATGGAAGATGGTGGTCTTATTGAATATCAATACGGTGGGGGTGTAGGTGCAATAAAAAGTATTTTACAAGATTCTGGAATGTCAGCTAGTCCAGAACAATTAGCTTTATTTGAGCAGTTTGATCCCACTTCTTTAAATAGATTAGCTGAGGGTTTGCAAGATAGTTTATTTTCTGGAACTCAACAGGCACAACAGCAACAAGCTGGTATGGGGTTTGCTGGTTCTGGTGCGGTACAGCAAGCACAGACACAACAAAGAGAGAGTGCTATGGATCAGCTTGGGTCTGCACAAGCACAGGCGGCTAGGGACTTTGAATCTCAAACGTTAGGTCAAGCGGCTAGCATGATAAGCGAGGGGGCAGAGTTTAGAGATTACGTTCCTTCAGCGGCAAGTGCTCCAGCGACTACTGTGACAAGCCTACCTACGGTTAATCAGGGGAATGTATCTTTTAACGGGGTAACTTATGTTTGGGACAGTGCTAGTGGTAGCTATATTTCACAAGAGGAATATGAGGCAGGTCAAGAAGGGCTTGACTATAGCGAATACGAAGACTACGGTTAAGGAGATTCTAGATGGCTAACGGTCTCAGAAGTATATATAGCAGAAGACAGCGTATGGCTCCCGGTCAATACGACAATCCCCTTGCAGACTTTTTAGATAGACTGCCAGATTATTTTAACGACTATCAAAGAAACCAATTAGCTCTTGAAAGACAGCAACTGGCAGATAAAAGATATGATGATTCTCAACGTATAGCAAAAGAGCAAAGAGAAAAAGAAGAAAATCGCTATCAAGAAAGGAAAGAACAACAAAAATTTGCAAATGAAATTGCATTGATAAAGGAGTTGCCTGAGTCTGCAAGAGCAAAAGCAATGATGAGCTCAGAAAATGAAGATATTAAGGAGCTTGGTAGGATTTCTGAAGAAGAGGCTAATGCTTTTGATGCTATGTTAAAACCACCAGACCCTTTTGCACCTACTAACGAATTATTAAGTTATTATAATAGTTTAGAAGACAACCCTAGCGTTAGAGGAAATAAAGCTAGGCTGGATCAAGTGCGAGAAAGACAACGATCTGTTAAGAATAGTGCGTTGCAATCTCAAGTTCAAACGTGGTACGAATCCAACAAAGACAATCCTAATGCAAAAATTATTTTACAGCAGTCTCAATATGATCCATCTGGTGCTATAAAAAACATCACCAGTTTAAAAGACCCTGAGTCTCAGAAAAGAGAAATCATAGCAGATGCAAGTGGCTATAAACGCTATACAGATACGGGAGAAAGGGCCTTTCCCGAAGTTAAAAAACAACCACCTCTTACTGCTGTTATTCGAGGGTTAACATCTGCTTTGTCTTCGCTAGATAGAGAATTGACTTTTGGTAGGGCTGGGATGAATGCTGATGAAGTGTTAGAAAAAGAAAGAGAGCGAGAAGCGTTATTAACTCAAATCAAAAGCTTAACTTTAGATAATCAAGCTGGTGGCTTAACAATATCTCCAACCGGTTCAACTACAGCGGAATCTACCCGAACAACATTTCCCAGAATGAATCAGGCTCCAGCAGAGTCCACAAAAATAAAAATACCCGGCTTTTAATTAATGTATGCCAAAGGAGTCTTTACAATCATTATATAATACAGTGTCGGAACAATACGACATTGGAACCTACGATTCTTTTAGTGGTAAAATGCAAGACCCTAAAAAACGTAGGGTTTTTTATGACTCCGTTGCAGATCAATATGAACTTCCAGATTACGAAACATTTGAATTAAAAGTTTCTTCTCCAGAGTCCTTTGTAGACACGGATGATATTTTCTTCAATGAAGAAAGTCCTCCTGCACCTCAAGAGACTCAAGCCCCACAAAGAAATGAACGCATTGATGCTTTGATAAAAGGACTTGAGGAAAATAAAAACAATCCTCAATATGTTATGAGGGCGTTGGATAATCCAGATCCTGAAAAAAGAATTAGTAAATTGATAGGTCAACCAAAATTTGTAATGGGGATACCTACTTCTGCGATTTTCCCAGATCAGGGGCAAACTATTGGTTCTGACATTCCCCCTATGGCTGAAGAGGTAAAAAGACTAGAAGATCAAAGAAAAGAAATAGGATTACCTTTTACACCTGACAGTAAAGATGTTGCAAAATTTTTTAACAAGAAAATGCTACATCAAGAAATGTCTAAAGAAATGAAAGCAGGAAAAAGTCCTAAACAGGCTTACAATGCAGTGTTTTCTAAAGTTGGTGGCACTCCACCTAATATAGTCAATTTGGGAATGGAAAATTCTGTAACTGGTTCTGTTTTTAGGTCTATTGGCTTAGAGCAAGATGTTGATGTAAGTGACTATCCAGCTAGTAGATTAGAGCACATGGCATCAAGTGCAATATCAATGGTAATGCCTGTGGATGCGGCACTTTTTGCTTTTGGTGGTCAGTTAGGTAAGGTAAAGCAAGTAGGAAAGTATGCTGATGAGGCCGCTAATTTACTAGCGAAAAGAACAAGCATGACACTTCCTGAAGCTAGGGTATTTACCAAAAACGCCTTTCAAAGAATTGTTGGTGGAGCTGGTGGATTCTCTAGTTTTGATGCGGGTGCTAACATCGCAGAACAAATAGAAACTACAGGTTCTGTAGACCCTATAGAGGCATTGCACGCACTTTTAAAAGGAACAGTAACGGGAACTACAGTTGGTTCTCTTGGTCTTGCTGGAACGATTGTTGGCAAGA